GCTGGCCTGCTGTTCAGCGCCGTAGGCTAGGGGGTCACACCGGAAGCGCAGGGTGAACTGGCCGATGGCAATTATTTGTTCCACGTCTATAGCGCCGTCCAGCTTGGCAAGGTAATATTTATCCGGTTCGTCCGCAAAAGATAGTGGCTTTCGTTCGTCAACGTAGAGCCAGGCAGCTATTTGCCGTAATTTATCGCGAAGGCTCTCTATCGTGTCCTCTGTTAAAGCACAATCAATTTCTATAATTCGGTCGCTTAGCTCACGATTAAAAAAATAACTACCGTGACGCCCGGGGATTTGTAAGTAGTTGTCGTTCTGGTCGGGAAGCATAGGCCGTTTAGTATCTTTGACTTTTATGCCAAAGCTGTCGCTGCTTATACCGTTAAAGATGAAACTCATCTACCTCGCCCCCTTGAACGGGACTGCTGAAGCTGCCAAAGGCGCCGTGCTATAAGTTCAATATCCGTATCATTACGTACGTACATATTCTGAATGATTATATCTCCACCTCCGGCCCCTGCACCCGCTAAATTCATGCTGGGTTCCGGTGTGCTCAATCCTTGAATTGAAAGAGAAGAAACCGAAAGTGTCGCAACAGACGGCACTGCGGGAATAGCAATATCAGCCAAGGCCAATGCTTGCTGACGTACGGCCGCAATTGCCTGATTAAGACCTACAGCAAAGCCTTCTGCAGTGAATTCTCCTAGTTCCATCATCACTCTGGACGGGGATGAGATTCGCAAAGCACTTTTGATAGTATCTTTCACTCTATCCGCGATTTCTTCCGCTTTTTTATAAACTGAATGGGCCATTGAAGATATTCCATCAATAAACCCTTTGATGATGTCTTTTCCGATTTCAAATAAATCGATGTCTTCTAAAAACGATTGAGCTTGATTCCAGATTTCCTCTGTTTTCGTCTTTGCTGTTGTCATCTTTTCAGAAATAGCGTTTTTCATGCTCTCGAATTTATCACTAGCAGTATTTTTCATTTCCTCGTATTTATTTTTGATGTCGTTGCTCATTTCTATAAGTTTGTTTTTTGTGTTCGTTTTGATCGTTTCCCACTTGGATTGCATGTCATTTTTAAACACTTCCCATTTAGAGAGGACTTGTCCGGTCTCCCAGTCGACTTGATTAACGTGTTCGCCCGCCTGCTTTTTCGCCTCTTCGACCACTTTGTTGTGCATATCAGTCGCTTTTTTAACAGCTTCATCACGTTGTCTTGTCGCTTCTTGAATAAGTTTATCCGCTTGCTCTTTCGTAATTGAACCGACTTCATCACGTTGCCTAATAATTTCTTTGACAACATTATTATATTGCTCTTCAGCTGCTTTAATTGCTTCATCCTTCTGTTTTTTACTATTCCGTACAACTTCCGCCGCTTGCTGTGCAGTAAGTTCTCCAGCTTGCGCTTTCATCCGTTCGAGGATAGACTTCGCTTCGAGTTCATTTTGAGATAAGTATTGTATTCCTGTTTCGACCATTTGTTGCTGGATTTGATTAATCTCTTGTCGTTCCGCATCTGTAATCGCTCGTTTTTGCTCTTTTGCTGTATTTAAAATCTCTGCAATTCTCTGTTGTCCTTGTTGAATAGTTTGTTGCTCTTGTTGTTGATGCTGTTGCAACTTCGCGAGTGCTTCTTGTTCTTCTTGCTCGGTTAGGGCGCTACTTTGAGCGAAAAAGTTTTGCATCTGTGTTAACTGCGCTTGGTGATCTTGTTGCATTGCCGCCAATACTTGATCCCCCATCTGGTCAAATATCGAGGTAATATTATTAGCCATTTCCTGTGTTACAGTTTGCCCATACCAGGACAGCTGATTTAAAGCTACTGTTGCCTGGTCGTTCAAATCGAGAAAAGCCCCTACTGCTTCTTGTGTTGCTTTAGATACTTTGTTTCCGAACAAATCAACTTCTATGGACGGTTTTTTCAGATGGTTAGCTAAAGCAACCGCTCCAATACCGAGACCAGCGAGTGCCGCAACAGCAATACCGACGGGGCCAGCAAGACCAGTAAAGACTGCAGGTAGCGCCCCCAGTTTAGCTGCCAGCGTAGCTATTCCCGCTACACCCTGCATAACCATTCCCGCAAACATAAGCATACCACCGCCTACAACAGTCAATCCCGCAGCTAGTGCAGCAAATTTCGCTATATTTTCTTTGACAGGTTCCGGCAGGCTGTTGAACCACTCTACCAGCTTCTGCAGGTGCTGGACTATGTTCTGGATTGCGGGGGTTAATGCGGTACCGATGGCGATAAATGCCGATTCTAAAGCCCCCTTAAACTCTTCCCATGCTCCCGCCAGGTTATTGGTCATTGTATCGGCCATTTGCTGGGCAGCGCCTGAACTATTCTGGAACTCGGTCGTTAAAGCCCCTAACTTCTCCGGCCCGGCTTCAATGAGCGTCAGCATACCAGACATAGCTTCAGCCCCGAATATCGTCGATGCAGCCTGGATTTGCTGCGCCTGGCTTAAACCGCTAAACTTCTCATGTAACTGAGCAATAATCTGCTGGAAAGGCAACATTTTTCCGTTTGCGTCCGTAATCTGTACGCCTAGCTGCTTCAGCATTTCCGCCGCTTCCTTCGGCGGGTCAGCCAGACGGATAAGAGCCATACGCAAGGTAGTACCAGCCTGATCCGCCTTAATGCCCGCATTGCCGAGGATGGCGAGGGCAGCGGAGACTTCTTCCAGGCTAACCCCAGCCGTCTTCGCCACTGGCGCGACGTACTTAAGCGAATAACCTATATCTGTGATAGAAATAGCCGAAGCATTAGCCGCGCTCGCTAGCACGTCCGCAATGTGGGCCATATCTTGAGCCTGCAAGCCGAAACCGGACATAGCCGCCACCATTATGTCGGCTACCGTCCCGAAGTTTTCGCCAGCGGCAGCAGCGGCGTTCAAGAGGCCTGGCATTGCGGCAATAATCTGGTTGGTATCAAAGCCAGCGGCAGCTAGAATTTGCATACCTTCTGCTGCTTCGCTGGCAGAATATACGGACTGCGCTCCTAACTCAATAGCTGCATCACGCAAACGCTTGAAGTCGGCTTCTGTGGCCCCGGATAACGCTTGCACCTTGGACATCTGCGCCTCGAAATCAGCGGCTGTTTTGACTGCGAAACCAAAGCCGGTGGCCATTGCACCACCGGCTAAGGCTACTTTTTGTCCCACGGAAGATAAACGCTCTCCTACGGCCCGCATACCCTCAAATCTGCTCTCTGCCTGCTTTATACTGCCCTCAATTTTGCGCATTGCGGCCTCAAAATCGTCTATTTGTGCCCCAATACGGACATAAATACTACCTACTTCAGCCATTCACATCACTCCGTAAATGGGTTATGCTATTGCCAAAACTTTTAGAAGGAGGACTTATATGACTAAAAGGAAGAAGCGGCAGGATATAAACCCTGCAGCGTGTGCAATCCCTAAACACCAAATTCTTTTCGCAACTCTTCCCATTCCTGCTGCAACTCTTCGGACGACTTTTCCTGTTTCCCGAAGGGCTTTAAAAGTTTCTCCAGCCGGGGCAATTTTTTTTGCCGCATCAACGCAGCCGTAGTCCATGCCAGCACGGTCAATTCCTGCTGTCGCTGCTCTTGTCGCCAACGGTAGCCCTCAGCCATTGCATTTAGTTCGGCAGGAGTAAGCTCCCAAAACTCCTGCGGTTTTAAGCCCAGAGGACCGGTGGCTAGTGCGAGGGCTTTGTCCCAGTCCCACTCTCCGCCACCGGCCCTGTCTAGTTTTTTGATTGCCCAAAGGCAGCGGTTAAAGCCTCGCCCACCTTTTCGGCCAAATAGGTTAGGTCTGCTTCATCAGCCAGCTCGCCTACTTTTTCCAGCGTCAGACTCGGGTCTTCCCACGAAAGCCCTGCCCAGAGGAACAGCCGTAACTCCTTAACACCCATCTTAACATTCCCAAGTTCCGACACGGGCACACCCAAGGCATCCTCCAGAGACGCCAACTGGTTCATTCCGTACCGTAGCCGCCTGGGTCTATCCAGTTCAATCGTCACGAAAGGTTTAGCCATTATATCACCTCATTATGGAGTCGGATTCTCAGTTAACGGGCCAATGCCTCTCAGTTCTACGCTGTAGGTAGCAACGTCGTCGTGCGGGGCCTCCCGCTCCAGGCTGGTGACAATCGCAAGGCCTTCCTCGGTATAGGTGTCGCCCTCCTTGACGCGCACCTTGACCTTACCCCGTTGCCGGATGGTCTGCTTTAGTTTCTGCAACGCTGTATCGTCCGAAATGTAGACCCCATCACAAGATAGGCTCCAGCTATAGATTGTCGGTTCTTCTTCTCGGGTTCCCTCAGGAGAATTTTTCGTGGTCACATCAATAGTTTCAACTTCTTCGGATAAGGTAGCTCCCCGTTGCCCACCAACTGCCGTCCATACCGGAGTAACATCGTCGCCGGTATTGACGTAAATCATCACATCAACGCCTCTAACTGCCATTTAGGACACCTCCAGGATTTTAAATCTAAACCGCAAAATACCATGCCTGTACCCTTCCGGGTCACGCAATGTGTCAATCATATCCATACGGCCTACTACAACGGCAAAGCCCTCGACAACGAGAGGGCTTGCAGTCAGGGCTTGCACCACTTGGTCGATTATCTGCTTCGTCTCGGCCATGCCCCGGTAGTCGCTCCACACGTGCAGCGTGTGGGTAACTTCCATCCCGGGGGCAGGTTTAGTGCTCCAATCAACTGCCGTATCTTCGCCCAGGGTAACGTATGGCATGGCCGCACCGTCTGGAATGTGGTCGTATACAGGACAAACAAGGTTAGTCTTCAGTCGGTCATATATGGCTTTTTGTAGAGCTAAAAGAGGCGACTTCATTTAATCGCCCCCTTGATAACCTTTGCTAATCCCTCCTCAAACCTTGGCCTTTCTTCTTCAAAAGCCGGGAAAAGATAGGGCTGCGCTCTCATTTTCCTTGTGCCATACTCAACATAAGGAGCATACGGCATATGTGGCCCAATTTGCGCCGACATAACGCCATAGAAATCTACTGTAATGGAGTTTCGTAAGGCCCCTGTCCGCACCGGGCAACGTTTCTTTGCTCCGAACTGGATATTAAGCGCCGACTTGCCGATCTGCTCCTGAACGGCCTTACGGACTTTAGCATTGGCGAGGTCTATCTTAGCAAGAGTTTCCTTTACGCCTTTAACTTCCAATGTCACAGTTGTTTTAGCCACTTTGCACCACCTCTGAGCAAAGCAGTTCGAACCAGCGATGTCGTTCCTCTACATCAACGACAGCCTCTATCTCCAACACTCTACCGTTATAAAGAAGCCGCAAATGCGGCTTTATCCCCTCTCGATACCTCATCACGACTTTGTGGCTTAACTCCGCCTGCACCTGCTGCGCCCGGTATCTTTCTGTTCCTCGCAATGGCTCTACCGCTGCCCATACGGTAGCCACGTCCTGCCATGTTTCGGTAATGCCGCCGTATCCGTCGTCTGCCCTAATTAACCCCTGAATAGTCACCCGGTGCCGCAGTTTGCCTACACTCATAGCAGCATCACCCGGTAAGGCTGCAAGAGAGTTTTGACCGCTGGAGGCAGTTCTACCACCTCATCACCCCGGTGTTCGTACAGGTGCGCTATCAGCATTAGGATAGCTTGCTGGATGACCTGCGGCACGTCGGCAGAAGTATCGCCATAGCCCGCCCTATAGCGGATTACCACGCCGCCGGGGTTGGCCGCGTAGAGTGGCACCTTAATGTGAAGAACATCCGGACTTACCAGGGCGTAGTTCTCTGCCGCGGCCGCTACCCCGTCAACGGTAATAGTCTCCACCGCCTGCACCGGGGGTCTCGGCAGGTGCAGCACTCCGCAGGCCGAATCCAAGGCCAGTTCCCACGTCTGGGTGATGAAGGCCCGCCGGGTGTACTCCTCCGCCTTCTGCCTTGCCGCAGCAATCAGCGCGGCAATAAGACTATCTTCTTCGGTTCCGTCCACCCTTAGATGTAGTTTTACTTCCTCCAGTGTCACTGGCTCTATTGTCGGTGGTGTCACTAGCCTTAGATACATTTTCTTTCACCTCGCTTGGCCCCTGCAGGCTCTTGTCCTGCTCGGCCACTCCCGCTTGTATCCAAGCCTTTGCCGTCTTTTCATCAACATCTGCAACAGAACCGGGCGTAAAAGCCCGGTCTGCTGTTGCAATGCTCCTTAATATCCTAATTCTCATCATTAATCACCTTTACGATGTTGCCATTAGCCCGGCATCACGCAATTTTTGTAAAAGTGCATTAAAATCTGCTACCAAAGTCGCTGCATCGGCAGCAGTACTATCTGCCTGTGCGGGCATCCGCTTAACTTCTATGCCTTGTAGTGTTAATTTGCCATTCACCCTTAAAATATCATCCCCAGTAGTAGGGTCATAACCTCTTGTAATATTACCCATTTAAGATACCTCCTTAGATATAGAATTTGGGAGGCTTTACAGCCCCCCTTTAGTCAATTACTATTACGCTGCTGGCACGTTCAATATTCTTAATGCGTCTGGCCTTATCACACCGCCACCGACTCTATAGTGCACTTTAAACCCTACAAGGCCAGCTTCAGCATATAGTTCTACCAACCTCTGTACAGTCATGCCAAGACGGTCAATGATCCTGTATCCGCTTCTAATGTCACCGAATATAGCTACATCAGCAGCAGTACCAGCAGAAGGAATATCTGGAATATCCTCCTGATTGTATACAGGATATCCAGCAAAGCTATTAGGCCTACCAGCCTGAAGTGAAGGCTGCCACAGATACTGGCCGTTCTTGTCTTTGAGTAATCTTATAGCCAATTCAGTTTTGGAGTTTACAATCAAAACTCCGTTTTGTCTGTACTGTGCGGGCACTTCATATATGAGCTTCAGTATATCATCAGCAGTGATTGCTCCTGCCTGTCCTGCATTGACTCTGGACACTACAGTACCATTCAAGATACCTTCAGGCTGTTTGTTAGCGTGGCCGGTGCCAATTACAAAGGCTGTATCCTCGGCCTCGGCAATTGCCCTAGAGAAGGAATCAGTCGTTATGCTCTCAAGCGCCACATCGGTGTCCATCAGCTCATCTTCGCCAATCTTGGTTAGACCGTAGAGGTCCTCGACATACTGATAGTCATCGCTCGGGGTCATGGTAGATTCGGTAATGGTAGTGCCGGTCTCCAGCTTGCCCCAGCCAACAGTAACCTCGGTCAAACTCCGCCTGCGAATTCTGTCGCTCTTGGTCTGGCGCACGGTCGCCAAGCTACGAATGACAGTCAGTTTCGGCAGTTCACGGTAAATCTCGGATTCAAGCTCTTCCGGAATGAGAATCTGCCCGGTCTCGTCAGACACCAAGGCCTTTTTCTCTTCAGGACTTAATGCGGGTTTGCCTTCGCGCATAAACTTGAAAAATGCTGCCTTCTTCTCGTTAGGCTGCCTGTTGTCCTTGCTGTCTCCCGGGACAGGAGGACGGTTAATCATTGTTTCAAGCTGGTCGATGCGTTCGTTAATCTTCTTCTGGAATTCCTCAAATTCGGCCTTGGTGTAAAGCCCCTTTTCCTTTGCCTCGAACTTCTCGCGCAGCTCCTTGATTAGCTTCTGCAACTCTAAGACTTTCTCTTCCATTTAGGCCACCTCCAAAAGTTTTTTCAGTTCGTTTATTGCATCATCCAGCAAGCAGTTATCCGACTTGCCATCTTCCGGCGGCTCCTTGTCGTCCTGAGTGGACTTATCCGGCTCAGAAGTTGCAAGGAGTGCCTGCAGTACTTGTATTGCTTGCTCCACCAACGCACTGTTGGCAGCAGACAAAACGCGGCCTGCTTTGATTTCATGGGCCGCGCCTATAACTGCATAAAGCAGCATGTTTAAGTCAGCATGTTTCTCCGCCCAGGGCGGCTCCCTGTCCATTTTGCGGTAGTACCGCTCTAAGTGCCGCTTCACAGCAGGAATGTCGCTGTCGGAAATGTTCACCCCGCCCCGCGCCCCCTGCACTGCGGCAGCGGCGGCGAATATTGCCCTGGGCACAGCTATGAGCTTGCCATCGATAACGTCGGCTATGGGCAGTTTGTATGAGCCGAAATTTTCAGGCTCATCAGAGTTATACCACAGGAAAGCCTTGCGGTATTTGCTCCAATCTATGTTTTCTTTTTCCGTCCCTCCTGCCCATTTTGCTATCCTGGCTCTCGCTGCGTCTGCATCCCATGCCCTTCCCTCATCGGCCAGGGGCAAGTCCTGGAACGGCACAACAGACTTGACCGCTGTAATCTGGGCTTTTGGATTCATGGGGAAAGTTACAAGTGACCACTCCCATAGACGTACCTCTTTAAGCCGCCGCACCGATCCATGCCAGGCTTCTTTGATTGTGTCGTAACCGATAGACAGCCCCCGCAAAGCCCCCTGTTTGAGCAAAGCATAAGCCTCTCGGCCCCTGCTGGTCTCTAGGTTGAGCTGTCCTCTAACCCGCAATCCTTTCCCATCCTCGCAAGCCTCCAGCGTTACGCCGATAGGTTCCCTCACATCGTGTTGCCAAAGGATCGGTAGCGTTGGGTTTTCTTTCAGCGTTTTCTTAAACGCCCCTGGCTCAATCACATCGCCGCCTAAATCCTCGTTCCCAAAAACTGCCGCATAACCCTCAAACACTCCGGCCTCGTCAAGCTGTTTCACTTCAAAGCGTAAACCCAGCTTTTCCATCCTTCTCACTCCCTTCTCAAAACTCTATAACCCACCGTACATCTACATCTTGGGTGCGCTGGTGGCACATAAGTGTACGGTATAGCCGCCGTAGCCCCTGGGTATGTCTCTTCCAAGCCAACCGTCATGCCGTCAAGCGGGCCGCAATGTGGGCAAACCCTTTCATCATGGGCCGTCATCCACACTTTGACCACTTGGCCGTCAAAAAAGCCTGCTGCATTGGCCTGCCTGATCGCCTCAAGCTGGCCGAAGTTATAGGCATAAGCCAGCTCTGTCCTGGCTATTGTCAGCGCTCGGTATCGGTGTAAATAGCCCGCATAGTTGCCAACCTGGTGCATGATCTTGTCAGCTTCCAGGCCCTCATCCCGCAACGCCTCCATGAAGCGCAAAACCGCATTGGCCTGTTTGGCTGTCAACCCGATCAGTGGCCGAATGATACGCCCCAGCTCATCGGGAGAAACTGGCGTGACTACCGCATACTGGCGAATGACCAGCCTGATTGCTTCCCGCTGATTGGCAAAGAGACTGGTGATAAGCTCGGCGCTCCTGGTTTGTATCCACTCATCAATCCGCTGGCCTGTGGGCGTAAAGAAGAAAGGCCGCCCCGCAAATTCGCTTATGTCATTGCCCAATACCTGGGCCGCCGTTTGCATAGCCTCCAGCCATTCTTGCCCCAGCACGTCAATCACAAAGCGGGAATAGTCCTGTTGCCACTGCAAAAGCCACTCCAGCGGCATTTCCCTGTCCCTGATAGCGTTCCTAAGCTCCTGGTATTTGATAGCCTCACGCTCGGCGTTCCATGTGCTGTATAGCCAGCGCACCATTTTTGGCTCTCTAGCGTTGAGATAGCGCCGCAGTTCAGCCAAAACGTCCCTGGTGTTCACTGGTATGGGTCGTAAATATGGTGGTATGCCTGGTGGGTCATAGGGCGGCACATATTCGCCTCGCCCTGGCGCTCCTGGGTCTGGAATTGGGCTGGGCCTATCCCGTCCGTATGGGTCAGCTTTTACCTTCATTCTTCCGTCTCCATTCCTCCGCCGCCCACTACATTGAGCGGCAACATATTCCCTGGCACCATCAGCACGTCACCGCCTTCAATCTCCTCATACCCCAGCAACACCCTGGCCTCGTTCCTGGTCAAAACGCCTTGCCGCACCGCTTCCATTGCTCTGTCCCAAACAGCGCCCCTGTCTTCCTGGAGCGCTTCGATCTCGTCTTTGTCATAGTCCACATAGAGACGGTCATCGCCAAATTGAGGCACCAGCCAGTTGTTTAGCTCATCCCGGAGCCAATCCATCAACGGAAGGACCGTCTCGGTGTAAAACGCCTGCCTAGCTTCTTTGTAGTTGCTGTAAGTTTTATTCGCCGTATCGCCAATAAGCTCCGGTGGCACTCCGAAGGCTATAGCAATTTCCCGCGCCGACAGCTTGAGGCCCTCCAGCCAGTGCATATCGGCAGGAGAAAGGCCCATCTCCTTCCAGTCCAGGCCGCCCTCTAGTAGTAAGGGCCTGCCAGCATTCTTTGCACCTGAATACTGTTCTTTTATTTGCTCCTTTAGGCGATTGAATTGCTCTTCTTGTAGCTCTTGTTCTGCTACCAACGCTCCTGGTGGTCTAGCCGAATTTTGGAGCAATGCCACATTCCATGCCCTGCTTTCGTTGTTCTGGTCTATACTTCTGGCCGCCGCCTCGATAGGGGACATGCCATACCAGTCATCAAGGGGGTTAAAGAGTTTCAGGTGCAAAATCTCCTCCGGGCCAAAAGTGACCGTTGCCCCCCCAACAGTGTACTGGTAGCCGGCCACAAGCTGTTGAGCATTCCCGGGTATCACTTTCATCCGGTCTGGCCTGAGTGCATATAGTTCCCTAGGTGCCCCTCTCTCCGGCCCCACAGCCTCGATATAGCTGTTTCCCGATAACATGAGATAAGCTACCACGTTTTCGATAAACCTGCTCCCACCCTGCCAGGGATTAGGTCTCCGTAGCAGCCCCGCCAGCGGATGGTCGTCCAACTCCTCAACGGTGCCCCGCCTGCCCTTGCGGTACACCAACCACGGTATGCCAGCACAGGCCATAGCAATCTGACGAATACAGGCAAAGACATAGACGTTAGCTTGATAGCCTTCCTTTGCAAAGCTGGCGTAATTCCTAGGTGTCCATATAGGCTGGCCTAGCATCATTGCAACTATTGCTCTTGTGGTCTGGCTTTGTTTCTGAAACCACGTTTTAAATCGTTCAAACAAATGCATCACCGCCTTTCTATAGCACCCTTATACGCGGTTCCACTCTCGAATTTAGCATCTCAAATGCTCCGCTTGCAGCATCCACCTGGTCATCATGTGCGCCGTAAGGGAACATCTCTATTTCGTCCAGGTAATCATTTATCCATGCGCCTCTTACCAGTTTCACGTTGCCTGCCTCCGCTGCCGATGAAAGCGGATTTGCCCTCATTTCCTTGCTCCCTGTAGTCTTATGCCCATAACACGTATAGCCTTTCAAAACCTCTCTCCTATAATGGTCTATCGTATTTTTCCCCGATGATCCAGGTTCCTGCTCGATATATATTTCAACATCACGCCCGTCTAGCTCTGCCGTCTGTTTTATAAGTTTTTCAACACCAAGCGGTGTTTCTCTCGTCCGCTTAACGTCAATAATGAAATATATACCGTCCTTTTCACACATCAGGACACCTACCGTCCAGTCTGGATCTTTGCCTGGCTTCGGTTCCGTTGCAGCCAAATCCCAGTAACGTACCCTGCGTACTCCAGCAGGTGCTGCGTCCACTATCTCAAACCAGTGCCGCTTGAATTTACGTCCCGCTTCCTTCGCTTCCCAGTCACCTCTAAGCAGCTGTTCTCTCGTTATCGGGTCAAGCTCATTTAAGCTCTTGATGTATTCATCCCTGTCAAGGTACGGGTTATCATCAAGCTTTGCCGGCACAAACGGCCTGCCTTTTGTCCATCCTTCCACTATAAACCGCTGCTTTACCCACTCATGCCCGACACCGCCGGGGTTTGAAGCGGATCTCATTCGCAACGGTATATCTACGCCTTCTAGCCTACGCAGACGTGAGAATAAATACCGGTATTGCGTTTCTGTGAACTGCGTCAATTCATCAAAACCAATAAACTGAAATTCTGCAGATTGATACCGGTATTTATCGTTTTCGCTTTCCAGATACCCAAAACTAAGCGTAGCACCTGACGGGAAGATCCATGTCTTTGTGCTGTCTCTCCATCTTGCTTTCGTGCCATCAAGCCACTCATGCGAACGGCTCATTAACGCTCCCGGCAATGATAAGTCCGCATAAGTCCGCCTAAACAAAATAGCCGCATACCCTGGTACATCAACATATTGTAACGCAGCCATCAATAAAGCATCCGATTTTCCGCCGCCTGCCGCTCCGCCGTAAAACGCTTCACGGTGCGGAAGTAATAAAAAATACGCCTGTTTCGGCGTAGGGTCATGCGGTATCCACGGGTTCTCCAGGACTGTCGCCCTCAGTACCGCCTTCAGGTACGCCTCGTCCTGCCAATTGCCTAAATACTTCTGCATACTTCTCAATTCGTTCAAAGATATTGTCATTTTTCACTTCTCCGTGTACCTCCTGTTTTTCTATTTCAGTAGGTTCGCCTCTGCTCAATCTTTCAAGTTTTGTCGCAATATCCAGCCATTTCGCCATATCTGCCGGGCTTAACTCCGCCGGGTCAATCTCCTGCAATCGCTGCGCTACCCTTTGTTGAAACGCCATAGCCAGCCTTGCATGGCGCTCTGCCATCTCAAGGATGGCCTTCTCCTTTTCTTCGCGCTTTTTGCGTTCCAGGTAGTCGTCATATGCCTTTGCACGTTCTACCCAGTTATGTTTCACGGACCAGTTTTTTAGGCGGCTTAACGGTCCTCTTCTTGACCTCTTTTCGTAGACCTTTTCAATGCTTCTGTCCGGTCCCATGTCCCTGTATATGCAAAAAGCAGCATATGCCTTGCTGCTTTCGTTTGGCAATCTATCCCATATTTCAGCCATACTTCTTCACCTCTTATTGCAGCCATCAACTCTCACTGCCTTTTGCGCGGTGAGCTGTTCCCACCGCGCCAGAATAATATCAACATATTTTGGTTGCAGCTCCGTGCCATAACATACTCGTTTTGTCTTTTCTGCAGCTATAAGAGTAGATCCGGCACCGAGAAACGGGTCAAAAACCAAATCGCCTCGTAGTGTTGTTAGCTTTATAAAAAACTCCGGCAACCCTACTGGATACATTGCTGGATGTTCCCATGTTTCTGTATTTCCCTGTAGTCTAATAACATTACCTGGCCGGGCTATTCCTTTTATAAAAGGCCCTGAAACACCCACATTACCGGTCTGTGTTTTGCTTATGTTTTGCGTCGTCGAGGCCCTTACTCTATTAGAGCGCTTTCCTA